ACTAGCGCCACCGATCACGCCTGCACCAATCCCTGCGCCTACGCCACCAATCGCACCTACTTTTAAGGCCTCTTTAAAGCCCTTTCCCGCTGCCAAAGTTGAGCCAAAACCACCAATAAAACCCCCCACTGCGGCCACACCTACTGTTGACGTGACGCCTATAAAACTGGCTGCAGCAGGGCCCAGAAAGTAAGCAAGTGCCACTGCAATTACGACACGGCCCACGGTGCTTTTTGCAAAACTTTTTACGCCCTTAGCGACCGCCTTGACCCCTGACACAACAGCCTTGCCTACGGATTTAAATGCGTTACCCACGGCCTTGAAAACACCGCCTAAAAAGAATTCTGGTAGCCCCGTTGAGGGATTAGTCGTGCCGCTACCGCCACGACGACGCAGCAGACGTGCCTCCGCCGGCGTGATGTGCGCCAACATGGTGTCGCCTCGGCGACCCATTTTTGCAAGACCTGCGGCAATCGGCTTAAGCGACGCAAGCCCTCCCCGCGCAAAAGTCTGGGGAGTTGCCATGGGCATCGCCGCGCCCATGGGAATTGAAGCAATGCCTTCTTGCATTGGGTTTTGTTTTGGAAAAGAGGTATTAACCTGATCCAATGCCAAATTCAAAGCCGTAAAGAACTCTGCATCAAATTGTTCAGGTAAAAGATCCTCTGGCACGCCTTCAGCCAAAAATTTCGCACGTATTTCTTGGTATTTTTCGGGTTCCGCTAAAACCGTGTCCACCATCTGACCGATAGCGTCAAGGATTTCTGGCGACAGATTTGCCTGCTTGAGCATGTCTCGCAAGCTTTTTAGCTCTAGCGGATCGACTTGCTCGCCCGCTCGGAGCAACTCGCTTCCAAACTCTACGGGATCAATCTGAGAACGTGCCGACTCAAACGCCGCCATTTGATCGGGAGTTACCCCCAATGCAGCGGCATCCATTCCAGGAGCGCCTGAAAGCGCCATAATTCCTTGCATCGCGTCTGCCATGTTTTTACCTTTCCAGTTCTAGCCAGTGACCACATGGGGTCGCGCGCCGAGAAAGGTCGCGAAGATTGGCTAATTATGCTTGAAAAACCTAATTTCTGTCCATCTCTAAGTAGGACAAATAAAAAGTTACATCTGCTTTGCTAGAGGTGACAGTAAGCTCATCACTTTCTTGTAAAACACACGTAATCCCATTAAACACATCAAAACTTGCCCCAATGCCCAAAACAAAACCATTCAGTAGTTTATGTTCAGGGGGGTCGCCCTCGTCGTATTGAGACACAAAAATACTGGCACGTTCCCCACTGTCATTCGTGACGCGTAAGGATTTTAAAAGCGCCACATTGGCCGCAGGAACAACATACAGGGACGTTTCCGTATTTGCTAAAGGAACAGAAGCTGACCTGAAGTATTTGTTAGCCATTTAACTTAGCTCCGATGACACAAATTGAACAGTAACAATAGCTGAAGGTGTAGCGGGACGCGTGGGATTTGTACCCGCTACAAATTTCTCCAACGTCATATTAGAAGCAGAAACGTGCCACATGATTTCTACAAAGTCTTGTGCGTCTAAGTCAATAAAAAAATTCAACGCTGCAATGGTACGGGCAGGGATAGAAGCGCTTTTTCTAGGCGCAAGGCCAAAAACACTGTTTGAATTAGCTACATCTGTCCCATTGTGTCTAAACCACACCTCAATCGTTTCTGAGTTGTTGTTGTCACTTTGCACTTGAAGACTAAAGGCAATATTGTAAGTGCCCGCATTGTCCACGGTAATCCGAGAAGGTAAACTCCCCGTAATTGTAGTGCTTGAAACAGTTTGAGAAGCGCTCACAGTGTAGGTGCCCACACCTCCAGAGCCTGTTCCAAAAGCCGTGACGCGCGTACCCGCTGTTACCCCGGTGCCAGTTAGCTCCATGCCCAATGCGATTGCGCCTGAAGTTACAGCGCTTACCGTCATTGTGGTTGTAGCAATTGAAGCGGTAAAGACCGCAGTAACGGTTTTTATAGAAACGCCACTAGCAAAATAGGTAGTATCTAAACGCAACGGATACGCAGAAGTAATTGAGCCGTCTAACTGATCCGTATCATCAGAAAAAGAGCCAAAGGGCACCAGTATTTTGCCTACCCCAGCAGGACTAACAAAGGTCGCCGCCCCGCTGTCCCCGAAAAACGAACTTGCACTTAATGCATCTTGATCCGTAATCGAGGTGTAGGTACTGTTGAGCTGGAGCACAATTTGCTCCAGCGAGCGCACTAATTGGTTAATTTGCTCTGCACTGTACTGATAAGGCGCGGCGTTAGGTAAGCGTACATTGTTGATTTTAGACATAAACTAGCGCAAACCATCAGGTTGAACATCAACACGCAGCGTACCAAACCGCCAATTAGTGTCTATGTCAGTGCTTTCAATTGAAACGCTAATCTGCCTGCCTCGCGCGCGTGTGTCTACTTTTTCAGTGGTTGGTGTAATAGTATAAGGGTCTAAAGAGCTTGGACTAGCCGTAGCCTGTGGATAAGGACGCAACAACAAGCGCACAGTAAGATTGCCTTCTTGATCTTTAAAATCAGGAATAAACCTTTTCATATACAACATGCTATCGCCGTCCCCGATGTCAAAATAACCGGAATCGATAAAGGCGTGAATGGCTGCACCGTTTCCGTTTTTGCCATCCTCTTGGTTGTATAAAACACTACGCCCAGCAGTAAGCCCTTGAATCGTAGTAATAGAGGCTGCTGTCTCAGCGGGCTCATACTCGGTGGCTACCGGTCTTAGATAAGTTCCAATGTCTGCCCATGCCGATCTAGCCATCGTACCTATTGACCAAACCCCCTCTAAATAATTAAAGGACACATAACGATCAATGTAGTCAGAAGTAAAGGAACCATACCACCAGGTGACTTCATTAAACTGGGAGTTAACGCCCGCAAATACTTTTGCGCCTTGGACAACATTTAAGTCTTTAAACACGTAATCTTGAACCGTACAAGCGAGTTTCTTAACAGAGCCGTCAAACATGTAAAACGCTTCACTGCCCATCCAAAAAGACACTCCATTCACATCTACAGCCGCGTGAGGGCCAATACAGCCGCAGTTAGCACCTAACTGCGTAAAACCAAAAGTATAGGGCGGACCGACATACTGCATACCGTGCAAAGAAGTGTCCGTTAAGATCAAAATCTGACCCCGCGAACGGATCGCCGTTACGATGCGGCTGCCGTCCGTTAAGCGCTGGCCTCCGGCTGTGTTGGTTGCAGATTCTGTAAAAGTATTGATATCTTCTTGATTAGAGAATCGCACAAACATTGGATCCACAGTGTTTGGGCTACCAATAGTAGTCTCTGTACCTAAGCACACTAAATGTCTATCAGGCGTAGACACCAGTGCGTATTTACTCTTAGTAGGCGCGCCTGAAATAACAGTTGCACGAACCGCCGTTCCTAAGCTTGTATCAAAAAGATAAATACTGCCGTCCACTAATTGACAAACCACATCCTCGCCAAATCCGTCAAACTGCCAGACTCGCGAAGTTAGTTGTAAACCAGTGCTGGGCGGCCGAGGGGTACCCCAAGTGGAAAGATTCCATGTGCCTATGCCCCAGCCAAAATCAAAGTAACTGACATCAGAGCCTACATTAATTTGATAAGTGGCAATCGTTAATGCGCCTCCATTACCCACATCAGAGGCGTTTGCGGCAACAGGAGAAGTGATACGGTAAGTATTCGCAGTCAGAACTAAAGTAATCTGATATTCTTGATTTAATACCGTTGCCGTTATTGCACCCCCCAAAGACGCAGCAGCACTAAAAGTAACAAAGTCTCCGGTCACCGCACCATGTGCAGCTTGCGTAACGGTGATACTAGTCGAGCCGTTTGTTGCGGCAAAAGTTGCCGCACCTGCGCTAGAAACCAGCCGAATAGGGGTGATGTCCCCCCATGTTCCACCATTAAATGCATAGAGCTTGCGATTAGTTCCTACAAGTGCATACGGAACTCCAGTTAAAGAATTCCACGTAAAAATATCACTGGCCATCCCTACCAAATAAACAAGGCTAGTACCAAAAAAGGTCCAGCCCCCTGTTTTTTCCGGTAATCCATAGCGAAACCGTACAAAGTCGGCGTCCGTCCAGCCGCCCTCAGCGCCATATTCCGTGTTTTGTTTATCAATACCTGGTTTTAAGGCAAGGCGCAAGTATGACATAAGATACCTTGTTATTGGCCCATGGTCCGCGCGCCTGCAGCAGGCACGCTCGTTGCATGAATGGAGACGCTCTGACCAAGGTTTAATGTTGCACCGCAATCGGCACACGTGGCACTTTGCACTTCTGACGGATCAAGGTCATAGCTGCAGTTTGCGCAGAAGATATCTATCTCATGTGCGGGCCGGATTTGGCCATCTACTTCTGTGGCTTGTACGATTTGTTTCATAATTTATCCGAGCAGAAGGATTGCTTTTTAGGCCTTACGGTAAATTACCACCGACTGGGAAGGTTGCACCTACTGGCGCTTGAGTAATAACAGTCGAGCCAACTTTAACATGTCCACCATCAAAGGGCGACTCATTTAGTGGACCGTAGCAGTCAGCAAGCTGCACCCCGTTGACCTTCTTGGTCTTCACGCACTCAAACGACCACATGTTGCTCATACCAGACGTTGCGGTGGTAACAAAGGTGCGAGCCACGGCGGGTTGTACTTCCCATGTCGGGGCTTGAGGAAACGATGACAAAGGGGGGAAACCAAACAGGCTCCAGACCTTGCCCTTAGCAGCGGTGCAGCTA